AGCTATTACATCATACTCAAGTGCTATATCACACTTTAATCTACTTATAGATAGAGTGTCGCCTATATCCACATTTTCGCTCCAATAGATAGGCTCAATATTGTCAGTAGCCTTGGTTGAAAGAACGACATTCTTACAAAGAATAATATCATTGGGTGTTATTGGTATATTCACCTTGACCTTGTCAGGATGAGATAATGTTAAAAACACATAATCACGAATAAAGGTTATCTTGTTACTCTCGCTTAGAGAAACAACCTTTACATACACTGCTTTACTATTTTCTGCCGCCTTGTATCTCAGTTCCGTTATTATAGAATTAGCCCCAACTCTTGTATTCGTTCCTGCCCACTGCCATGCATAATTATCTTTGCTCGCTGTTAATCCGCCTAATGTTGCTTGTAAATTAGCTTTGCTAATTGCCTTTAATTCCTCTGAGAAGTTACCATACTTGTATTCTACACATTTCATCAGAATGTAAGTATATGCGCCTGTTCCCGTATTGTTAGGGAGCACATATAAGCCATCTATCTGTCCTGGTACAAAATATACAACACCTTTGACGTACATGGTTTCTCTTCCTTCTAACTGCAAAGGTTCATCAAGAGTAAGTTCATATGGCACTCCATCTGTCATATCAGAAGAATTAATTGTCTTTACAGACCTCATTTCTTTTGTATCGATATTAACTACACCGACCTCTATATCAGACGCACTTCCAATAAATTGAATCGCCTTTACCAAACACCCTAATACAGTAAGGTTGGTGTTGTAAGCAACACCAGCGGTTCTCCACCTATTTACATTTGAGGTTTGAGGAGCAATAGGCTTATATACTTCATCTTCTTTCGATATATATACTCCCTTGGCAAGAGTTGTGACCTGTGCCTGCGAGATACTATCTGTTTTTGATTTACCAAAAGCGCTCTTAACTACTATATTGGGGACAGATTTCTTTACTTCACGAAGGGATTTTGTTACTGCCTTCTGCGACATCACCTTTATTGCACTGTCTCCAAGTTCCTGCGCAATAGAAAGAGTCGTTCCACCACTAACCTTTCCCATCAGCAGCCACCCTGGCTTCTGAAAAGCATAAATATTTCCATTTTCAGAACTATCAGCGTGTGCATCGTCAAAGATGCTCACTAACTGACCATAGCGAAGAGCCTTGCCGTTAGTTCCGACTGGGTCTGTATCAGCCTCCATAGCTGACTTAGACTGATAAACCTTCTTAATACCAAGTCCATCAGTTGATTGTTCTAATGAAGCAATGTATGCTAATGTATCCTCGTGCAGCTTACCCACCTCTTCAGGTGTGATGCTATCTACTTGACTTTTCTCTTTGAGTTCCTTTGCTCTCTTGAGCAGGCTGTATATTGTATCCATTACTGTGTTTATTTTGGAATGATGAAATATGTATTAATTGGACAGTTAGCAGGAGATGGAAGACTGGATGCTCCCAAGCTTCCTATGAGTTTTCCTTTCCCCGATAGCACTTGGATGTGAACAACCTGCTCCTGACCATTGTCTGAGCTTACTCCTACAACAATAGCACCAGAGACAACAGGTGGTACTGACACTCGTGTCGTAGGGTATTCGAAGATTACTCCAGGATCATCAGTCCATTCTGACTTGTCACTTCGTACATCAACCTTTATAATAGTATAGTCAGATCTCACTTTAGATTGTATTTGTCCTGAGTAACCATTCTTCAGTACCCACGGCATATCCTTATATTCTGTTTCAGACAACTTAACAACTATTGATGGAGCTATAAGGTCAAAGAGCGTTTTCAATTCACTGACATTAAAGACCCCTTCTGTCTTCTCAAAAGTTAAGAAAGCCTCTGCTGTTTCTCTACAGGCACGTTCCTGTCCATCCTCAAATGTGCGTACATCAGAAGTAGATTTTCTGACACCAACATATAATGGATCATTCCAACTATGAGCAACCAGTGTAGTTTCCTTTATCTCATAAATGATTCCATCAAGCACCAACCAGTTCTTCTTAGTTTGAAATGTAGTAGTTTTATCCCCTTCATTAAGTTTCTTCAACTCTCCTTGAAAGCGTTCAAGCAGAAAGGCTGACGTATTAGCGCCAAGAACCTGAAGAAGTGCAGACATCTGATTAGTTGGATTCTCCTGCAATGTTTTGAGATCATCGATGTAGAGGGGCTGCCCACCCTCACTAAAGAGCATCTTATTCATATTCGTATATTTCTATGCGGAAAGAGCGTCCCGCAGGTTTATAATGATTCAATAGGTTTAATATAGTTGTCAAATTATGCCCTTCATACTTGTCTTCTGCAGCATCTATTGATGTGCATAGGAATGACGGTACATAGACAATGAAAGAAGGCTGCTTAGGGACATCATCATACGCTCTGACATACAGCGGAGGATTACCACTCACATAAACAGGGGTCAGACCTTCACTCTTGAAATGTAAAACAGTCTGTACTCTCTGATCAGCAGAGACGATGTAAATTTGATGCTCTAAAAGAAAGAAGGCATCATTTAGGATCTTCTCTATATACTGAACACCTGCCGTTATGTTGAGACGATTCAACACGTGAGAACGGTAACTATAAAACCGGTTATACAAATCCCTTATTCCACGCAGCATCGCTTTGAGTAGTGCTACGAGCACCTTGCTTCTCAATATAGGAGGCAACAGCTGAAAGCCAAGTTTGATGATATCTAACTTATACCACATAGTTCAATGTATTTCTTAGGTTCACAGTAACAAAACTTCCACCAACAGCGGTGTAATTATTACCGTTGATTTCTTTATAGATAGTTCCATCTGTGCTGTACTTACAGATATGCAGTTCCACATCCAGCACACCTTCCACATTCTGTATCGCATCGACCAATTTCGTCTTGTTGAAAGTACCGCCATAGATAATCTTTCTGACATAAGTGTTCACAGCATCCTCTACAGCATAACTGCCATCTGCTATTCTTACACCTGTTCTGTCAATCACCAGTGGGTCGACGTGTATAGTTGCATTGATACTGATTCTATCTGCAGGCAACGAGCGAACAGAGAGCACAACACCTGCTATTTTAACACGATTCAAATACTGTTTGAATGCTGTTAAAACATCTTCTGAAAGAATGGCCGGCTGTCCTCCTGCTTCAGCAGAAGCAAGAATCTCTACGGAAGTTCCTCTATCGCGTACAGCAACATACTTGACGACTCGCTTCTTCTCAGATACCTGTTCATAGCCATATTGCTGTGTCGCCTCATTAAAGATTAAAGCATCACCATACTGGAACTCTTTTGCAATCTTATAGTACCAAGGTACACTTGCTACTACAGCACGACTGATTTTATCGTCTACATCCGCCTTGAACTGGTCGAACAGAACCTCCAGTACATGGCTACAGGCAGCCACGATGTAAAACAGAATATTCTCGATACTAACCACAGAGAAACTATCATCAAAGGTATCGTTCTCCGATAGTCCGTATCGTTCTCTTACTGTACCATCCGCCATAAAGGCATTTGTCATTGTTTGTTTTATCTCTGCTATACTACGAGCCATATTTTGTTTACTTTAATTGAACTGTGGCGAAAACTCACCACTGAATACCCTTAACTTGACATCCGTCATACCTCTCTCTGTTGCTGGAGATACATCATTAGCCTTGCAATACTGTTGTATTAATCGGTTAAAACTTACGTCAGGAAGTTGCAATCTGCTTCCAGCCTCTAACGTATCAGTCATACCAATAGCATTAGCAGCAGCCAAAGCGAGCAATGCTTCCAGCGAGCCATACTCCTGTATAGCTATGTCAGCCAAGGTCTGACCATCTTTTACTTCAACTTCCATCTTATTACGAAATAAAGAGCTAACATCATAAGAACACCGAATGCAAGAAAACCTGTTTCCATTGCTCTCTTTTGAATCCAGCTCAATTCTTTTTCCTTGTAAACTATCTTTGGCTTCTCCTTATATTGTTTATGATCCTTATTGTGTATCGTTATGTGGGTTGTGTCATGCACCGTTGTAAGACCTTTTATCTCCGCACCTGGAAGACTTTCTAATATATGCGTCAAAACACCGTTATGTATTCTTGCCGTTGAGCGATACAAGGCATTCTGCAAAACTGAAACTGAGTCTTTCGTTGCACGCTCCTGATGATACTCAGGTAATGCAAGTGACACTGGCGTCAAACGTTCCGTAACCCTTATAGTATCGTGACTGACAATGTGCAGCGTGTCGGTGCTAACACTCTCTACAGGCACATAGACTTTATGCGAGCATGCAGAGAAAAGGAAAGCAGTAAGGATAACTGCTAATAACGCTTTAAATGTTTTCATATTGTTGTTGTTAGATGTTTGCGTACTCAGTCTTTGCATCGAAACAAGGGCAAGCCTTAATATATTCGTTAGAGGTAATTCTACCATCGTGGTTCAAGTCTGGCGAGAAGTCACGATGTCCTTGAATTACAGCTATAGGATACTTCTTGTGCAGCATACTAAGCAGTGTGCGAAGACTTGCTTTCTGTGCATCTGTGCGGTTGTCTGCAGGCTTGCCCATTCTGTCTATTCCACCAATATATGCTACATTGATAGAAACGGAATTAAACCCCTTCACGCCATTGCTCACCTTGTCTTCATCAAGCAGCTGTGTGATTCTGCCATCTGGTGCTACGACATAGTGGTATCCAGGATTAACCCATCCTTTACGGAGGAATTCCTGTCGTAGGCTCTCAATAGTCTGTGACTGATGACTTGCAGTGCAGTGTACCGCAATATATTTAATCGCTCTCATTCTTCCTCCTTTCCGTTCTTGGAGTTGACAACTCGGTCGATGTAATTTCTCACATCTCCCCATTTACTCTGAATGTAGATACCCACACCGAAGATTGAGCCGGCATAGACCAAAGTCTGCGACACATACCACAGCACGCTGTCTTTAACGTCGCCCCCATTAAAGAAGAAACTCAGAAAAGCCATAGCCACACCACTTGCAAGCAGAAATATGGCTGAGCCGTATTGTATCCATTCCTTCGTGTTTCTTTGCATATTGCTTAAGTTTAATATTGTGCATCTATTTCGATGCTTTTGGTTGTTATTTTTATATTAGTCACAGTTTGTCTGTCCATCTCCAGCTGCTCTCTGATGAGCGTTCTCCAATAAATAGGATCATTGTCAAGCAGCATATCACTGATGCCACAGCCTGTCATCGGTCGTTCTTTCAACTCTCCCTTATGTAAGTGAAGAATCAAAGCCTGATTCTGATGCAGTGTGTCACCGATAACCAGACCAGAAACAATCTTTCCGTCTGGCCCTCGATGCGGTTGTATAACTACTTCATAGTCTATCAATGTAATACCTTTCATATCAATGTTTGATAGTTACGTCTTCATAATCAGTTTTCTTAAACTCCTGCGCTTTAGTCAGAGGTGGACCTGTTGGACCATGAGTACCCTGGTGTGTATGGCTATTGACAGCTTTAACCAGTTCATTAAGTCTCTTGGTTAAATCCTCAATATTAACCAGTCCTCCAAGCTTACCTCCATTTATCGTTATAGATTCAACATGATCCACAGCTAAGACGACAAGGCTTGAGTAGTCTCCTGACAGACTCCCAATGATGACAGCAGTACCGACTTTAGGAACTATCAGCATCTCTCCATTATCATCTGTTTCAGATGCACGAAGGCGAACATCTGGTATGAGAAGGCTTCCTATTTCCACATCACAAGTACGACCGCTTACGCTCTTAACGATACCTTGTAGTACTGTCATCTCCTGTTGTGGTGCTACACCTCGCAACCTTTCTCTTAATTCCTTATATTGATCCATATCCTTAGCTTAATCTGAATCCAAGTTCTATTTTTCGTTTACCACCGTCTCTGCTGAAAGTTGTTGTTACTGCCCTTACAAAGTAGCAGCCATCCTTACGTGGATAATCCGCATCATAAAGCCACGCCATATCGCCAGGAACACATTCAGGTATGAGCCACGTCGTGATACTTCCGTCATAGCCGTCGAAACTACGACGTTTAACTTCAAGTTCGCCACGAAGTTTCATACTTGCAGCATCAGAAGTAGGACATTTTATTTCTACCTTCTCACCACCAGTAGCTCCGACCTCTACCTCTTTTACTGTTCCGTCAGGAAGAAGAGCTTTAACCACTACACGAACCTTGCGATCAGCTGCTTGTCGATAGGTCAGATTAACCGCCTCCACATTCAGCGCAAAGTTATAAAAGCGGTTCACCCCGACAACCTCACCTGGGGGATGCACGTGTAAGACACCATTAGAAAGGTATATATCTGCACCACACTCTTCTTGTATCTTCTTGAGCACATCATATCCAGTAGCATTGTGAATGACAAACTTAGCATAGGTCCAGCTGTAAGAGCATTGAATAGAGTAGTTCTTCCCAATTCCCTGCACCACCTTCTTAAGAAGATCAGCAAGTGAAACTTTCTTCAGTACTTCGTTTTTGAGTTCCTTACGAAAGGTGTACAGATCATCCTCACAAGTCAGCTTAATATTGCCACCATCTGTACTGATTTGTTGCAGCCAGCCAGTGAACTCCTCCTTTAAGCCTTCTTCCTTATATCCAAAGCGTATAATAACCTTATCACCTCTGTGAAGTTTATCTTCAACATCCAAGGCTACATTATACTGCGCACCTGGTAATGTTATAGTTGCCGTATCAGCAAGTAGTTCGACACTTCGATGCACCTCAACACTGTCAAGCATTCCAATGTGCCAGCCTCCTATCTCTATGTCGTAAGCCATTGTGTACATAAGCCTATCGTTTTAAGTCCTGCTGATTTAAAAGAAGTTTATATATGTCATCACTATATGCCTTTAGCGAATAGTTCTGATTAGAAGAGCCACTTGTGAAAGGAATCTCATAGCTTTCAATGACAAGATGTGATATACCGAATATCTCCAGCAAAGGGTTCAGGGCTATTACTCGTCCAGCTTCACAAAACGAACGTAAACGGCTTACGTCTTCCTCAGGATATTTACCATTTTCACCGATAAGGATACCTTCTATACTGATAGTATAATCATCTTGTGACCACCGCTCCTTAATGCTTCCTTTTACAGCACCTTTGTTAACGTGTCGCCGCACAATGATATTCTGACCTTGCAGACTAATCATTGGCTCAATCGGCAACAACCACTCCTTCGCACCACTTTCTTCAAGACGTAGACGAAGGGGAAGTTGCATAGGTATACCAAGTGCATTAGTGCGAACAGTATCTTCCAACTCCTCATCACTCATTGACTTGATTTCATTATATTCCTCTTCGTCCACCTCTCTAAGCTTATTCACATTGAACAGCCAATAAGGTGGAATCTTGTTGCCTGTGACTCTCAGAGCAACGTTTTCGAGTGCAAATCTTGCTACCTTGTTCATCTGTCTGTACTTGCTGCTATAGCTAACGCTCGGTTCATACTTTGCAGAATAGTTCGCTCAAGTTCCGCAGTGTCAGTCTTATCGTTCATATAAACATTGATATTATCGAAGAATTTTCCGATGTGCATAGTGATGGAAGTGTTGCGAGTGCCACCAGTAGCAAGTTCCTCGGCTGACTTGCGACCACCTTTCTTACCACCCTTTTTACCTTTCTTTCCCTTCTTGCCTTTGCTTTCACCTTCTCCAAAAACGACAGCACCTGTGCTACCACTTAATCCAGGGGTACTTATCTTATTCTCTTTCTTAGCAGAAGATGTCTTTTTGTCCTTCTGCTGTTCTTGTCGAAGGTGTGTCTGAAAATTCCCTCCAACACCACTCACAAGCTGTTTGGTTCCATTGATAGCCTTGGCAGTACTCTCAACTCCAGACAACTTCTTAAATCCTTCCATCGCAGAGGCTGCTGCTCCTTGAAAGTCTCCAGAGAATAGTTTCTTTAAGGCTTCACCAAGCTTACCAAGTCCTGCAAGCATCTCATTGAAGCGATTGATGATATAGTCCTTGATGATATTACCAAAACCCTTTAATGTATCCCACATTGTCAGGATAAAAGCACGAAATCCAGCAAACTTATTCCAACAATAGACAACTGCTGCGACTAAAGCAGCGATACCTATGATAATAAGTCCGATAGGGTTTGCATCCATCGCAGCATTGAGCAACCATTGAACGCCAGTCCATATCCTCGTTACAGTTGTCACAACACCGATAGCAGCTGCATAAGCTGACATCGCTATTGCCTGTGCATTAAAGACTATTGCAGCAACACCAATGACAGACGACAGAGCTAATATCTCCATCTTAAACCGTGATACAAACCCTATAACACCCTCTATCACATTGATAACTTTTGCTATTGCTTCAGCAATAACAGGAACTATACTTATAAAGAGATCAAGAGCTTGAGATACGTAAGGTTGAATCTTATTATAAATATCAACGGCTAATTGAATAAACGTGTCTTGTAGCGTAGCAAATTTACCTGCGACTGTCTGAGACTGCTTATCCATCATACTGAAAAACTTTCCACCTTCTCCAGAAGCGTGTTGAATTGCCTGCACAACATTTTCAAAGGTGATTTGTCCCTTTGACATCCTATCCTGCAACTTCGCATAAGATTCACCTGTCATCTTAGCAAGTTCTTGCAATGGATTAAAACCAGCATTGATAAACTGCAGGTTATCCTGCCCAGCTAACTTACCAGCTGCTGATACTTGACCAAGCACTAATGATAAGCTTTGCAAAGCTTGCTTATTTCCTCCAGAGATATCTCCTAACTGTTTAAGAAGTGGTAGAACTTTTCCTGTCTCCACTCCGAAGTTAAGCATAGTCTTCGCATTCTCTGTCAGATCTAACTTACCAAATGGAGTTTTTGCTGCAAATCTGGAAATTTCATCAAGCATTCCCTTAGCTTTTGTCTCACTTCCTACTAAGGTTGTAAAGGCAACGGCTGTTTGTTCTGCTTCTGCACCTATCTTAGTAATAGCACCAACAGCACCAGCAACAAGGGCATAAGGGTTGGTAAGGAGTTCCATACCAGGAATAGACATCAGCGAACTCTTGAGTGTCGAAAATGAAAAAGCCTCACGCAGACGTGTACCAGTAGTACGTGCCTTACGTGATATATCGTCCAGCTGGGTGGAAGTCTGACGAGCAACCGTCAGAACATTACCACCATCTGCTTGTAGTTTTATTAAAAACTTAAGTACGCTGTCCATTAGAGTCTTTTTCTATTTTTCTTATCTCTTTGAGTGCGCTGAGCGTTGATGCCCATTTCTCGTCTGGCAGGAGTTCAGGGTCAATGCTTAGGTAGTAGCGCAGCATAGTATCTATGAAGATAATATCCTGAGCGTTGTCAAAGTCATCAACCCCGGCCTCCTCTAAAGTTTTTTTATCTCAGCCTCCTTTACCTTCAAGACCTCATCCATCTTGGCAACTACTGCCATGAAGAGTTCATCATTGGTTTTGATTTCCTCATCACCGGCAACCCAGAGCTGCTTCAACATGACCTCGCTCATCTTGATAGGGTCTTTGATTACGCTGGCATAGCTCAGGTCCTGACGTGTAGGCTTGTGCAACACACAAGACTTGCCCTCTACGCTGATTTCAAACAAATCACCATGCGTGGCTTTCCACTTATTGATATCTTCTTTTGAATAATTCATATCTTCGATATTTGATTGTTAATAACTCTTTTGGTCAATGTAGATGAATGGCAGAGACTTTTCTTGAAACTTGTCACCTTGCTTCCATTCTGTCTGATCTTCTGTCAACTCCACTCCTTTGAGAATGTCTGTTGTGATAGGATCACCGTTTTCAGGATTTCCGTAAGCCACAACGATATCAAAGGTCATATTGAGGATATTGCCATTAGCAGCACTCTTCAAAGCTTGGTACTCGCTCTGCAGTAATGTCAGTTCACCACTGTAATCTATATTGCCATGCTGAATACCGTGAGGCTTGTTGCCTTTGGCATACAGCAGTTCTTTCTCTTGCTTCGAGCCATATTTCACGCCTCGAATTCCAGTTACAGGACGACCTGCAACAACTACGGTCACATCTGACCACTCGTATTCCTTAGTATTTATCATGTCTATACTGTTGTTACTTGGAAACCAAGGTTGACATCAACATAGCGTGCATAACCGAATGGACGAACCTTTAATGTCATTTCAACCTTTGAAGTCGCAACCACATTCTGTTTTGGATCTATGTAACAAGAACAACCTTCGCCGTTATTACCGGCACTCAACTCTCCAGCAGCGGTCATAGAACGATTAATAGCGTTCTCTACTGTCTGCTGCCAGCTTGTAATAACTCCTGTCTGCATTGTGCCGTCAGAATTGATTTCCAACTCATCCAGCATCATATCCAACAGAGTGTTATAGGCAATACGATAAGCCTTATCAATGACACGGCGGTTTGACAGATGAGCATAATCATCAGTCTCAACACACGCCAATCGGTCGTCGGCAAAGAAGTAACCACTGCGCCCAACATACTTTCGTGCTGTGATATAGCCCTTGTCGTGAATAGAAGAGATAACTTCGCTATCCTCTTCTACCTTCTTCTTGCCTACATAGAGCAGAGTTGTTTTCAATGCTCCATTCTTGACACGACCAATATTACGCTGCACTGGAAGACTTGCTAAGCGACCAGCTAAAGTTCCAACACATCCACCCTGTGAGTCAGCTTCCGTATCACCCAATAGAACACCGACACGATTGTACGTTTCGTTGCTAAGGTCTTTCAGTGTTGCACCTGTATAGCCACGTCCTTCCAAGACAAAGAATAAAGGAGCATACAGGTCAGTTGTTGACCATTCAGCCATCTGTTGTGCCTTTGCTAATGCGGTGAACACGTCTGCATCCAAGCCATCTGTAGCAGATACTTTTGTTGCATTGTCACGTGCTACGAAGATTCCACGCAATGCTCCATTCTGGCTAACAATGAGTTTCTTCACTGCTCCAGTCTGGCGGTCGCAGAGTTCCGTCATGGTCTTAGCCTTGTCAACTCCGAAGATCACCAGCTTTGTTCCATTCTCTGCTTCTGTATAGAAGTCTGAGATATGCTTGTAAAGTCTGGCGTTATTCGCTGCAGTGATGCCAAGTGCTGTCAAACTGTCTACACTCTGAATAGTATAAGCACGCTCCAGAGCGAATGTGTCATTAATAGCAGTCGCACTACACACCAAGGCGAACAGGCCGTCGGGACTTTCCCCGACGGTGCCCAGTAGGCCATTCATGTATCTAATTCTAATTCTCGGTAACATAACTCACAAGTTAAGCGGTTAAAGATTCTGCGAGAAGGTAGACACCCTTCTTGTCGTAACGACGTACACAGCCACCAGTACGGAGCAAGAAAGAGTAGATATCACCATAGTACAGAGGATTATCTGTTGAGTCAAACATCTTGACCTCACCCATAGCACGGCTGACAGAATTCTCGTGCCAAGCAAGAGCAGCTGCAAGTTCATCTGCGGCACCTTGCTTATCCCAGCCAAGAACCTTCTTTGTGCTGTTGTTAAGGCGAAGAACTCGACTTCTCTTCATGATGTTGAAGCCATAGAGATTTCCAAGGATACCCTTCTGCTGGTCAGCAGAGTTAAGGAACATAAACTGATCCTTTTCAGCAAGGTCTGCTAACAAGTCAGCATACATAAACGCGTCAAGCAAGAGGTAACGTCCCTGCTCTGGAACATTGTCTGCATCCATAGCAGTCATAAGCTTACGAACATCTGCCTTACAGATAGACTTACGCATACCTGTAGCAGCAGACGATGTATGAGCTGTGGTTTTGCTTGTACCTGACGTACTGATGATATTTTTAGTATCGACACCCTGACCCCAACGATCAAGCAAATTAAGATGAGCAGCCTCCTGCAACTGAGCACGGTCATTGCTCAAGATAGAATTGCGCTTGTTATAGCTGAGCTCTACCATGTCGATATTTGGAATGTACACTGGATCAGTTGTCAACTCGTCCATTTCGTACTCAAGATCGTTGTCAGTACGTTGCTTGCTTGTAGCAGGCTTCTGAGTGCGGTTCCTCTCTACGTTTGAAGGAGCACCAGCGTTAGGAATGTGTACCTTGTGGTTTTCAACAAACGCAGAGTCGTCAACACTCTTAGATGCGAAGGAATTGTCAGGATAGAAGTTCTCAACAATGTCTGACTGCCAGATTTCTTTGTTTAATGCCATAGTTTCTTATCTTTTAAATTTGTATTGTATTTCTTACTCGCGGTAGTCTACACCGAACTTCTCCTTGAACTTGGCTGCAAAAAGGTCCTTGTTCTGACTCTTCAAGTCACCAAGACGTCCAGCCTTGTCAAGTTCGTCCCAAGTCTTATTGGTAAAACTGTCACCACCAGTACCATCTGGATTGATGTACGAAGCAGCACGAGGCTTAGGCATCTGCTTGATGCTGTTCAAGAGTTCTTCTGTAGTAGTACGGTCTGCAGCCATAAGCTTAACATAGTGTGCCTTCTGTTCTGCGGTAATACGACCTTCGCTAATCGCCTGATCAATGATTGTCTCCTGTTCCTTTGCTTCAGATAACTGAAGCTGCTGTTTGTACTCAGCATTGGCTGTTTCAAGAGCATCTACCTTGGTTGCCTTGTTTGCCAACTCTCTAACTTTGTTCACAATTGCAGCCTCATCATTGATATTGCTAAATGATGGGATGCTCTTTAATTGGTCTATTAATGCCATGTTTTGATAGTTTTTTGGTTGATTTGTCAACCTGTTATTGAAATATTGATATATCTCCTCATGAGTTGTTGGTGCTGGACCTCCGTCATCCTGCATATCATACACTCCATCTGCAAGTTTCATTTCAACTGCTTCTTGTGCACTTATCCAGTGATCGACCTCGTCAAAGAACTTTGCTGATACATCTTCTGTGCTCATTCCGCAACGTGCAGCAATCATACCTGCAAGGTTACGTTCAAGTTCCTCCATCACAGTAGCCATTCTACGCAGATCTGAAGCATTGCCACACGTACCTCCACTTACGCTATGAAGCATAAGCTTAGCGTACGGACTCATGTAGAGTGGTTTACCACAGAGAGCAATAATAGCGGCAATGCTGGCAGCAACACCATCAACATATATATTAATGTCTGCCGTTGAAGTGCGAAGAGCATTGTATATGGCTATTCCGCTAAAAACATCACCACCATTGCTATTGATGCGTACATCAATCTTGTCATACTGACTTTGCAAGGCAAGTAGCTCACTGACTACTCGTCCACTGTCCACAGGCTGACCATTACCAACCTCTCCATATAAGAGGATAGCTACGGTTCCATTACCAGGTATAATGTTGAAAAAGTTTGAACTCATTATTTCAATTTTTGATGCAAATATCATGTTTTTTCTGGGAGTGACAAAATCGTAAATTCATAGCGCAAACAACTGATTTTATGGTGCAAACAGACAGTGCTGTTATAAATAATGGATTTCAAAAAGTCCATAAAATATAAGATATTTGCAAAAGATTTAGGCAATATGACAAAGACGAATATAGACAAA